GGGGACTGTATCTCAGTGGGACTATACTTGGACAGAAAATCCTAGCCTTGTGAAGTGCCGAAAAATTGGAGTAGCTGATGAATCCGTTGAAAAAGGTGTTGTTTTGGCTTCGTTTAACGCGGGATAGTATATGAGATAGCAAAAAGAATGGAGATAGGAGAGTGAAGCTATGAAATACAAAATCGGTGACAAAGTAAGAGTAAGAGATGACTTACGCTTAGAAGAAGTTTACAAAATGGATAATGGCACTGACTATGATAGTGTAGTATTTGAGATGTTAAAATTTAAAGGTAAAGAAGCAACAATTTCTACTTATACCGATAGCAATAAATATCTAATTTCGGAAGATGGAGATTGTTGGAACTGGACAGACGAAATGTTTTCGGGACTAGCTTTCAGCCGTCCAAAAATCGTCATCACCACAGATGGTAAAACAACAACTGCAAAAATGTACGAAGGAAAGAAATTGCTCAAAACCGCTGCTTCCAAGTGCTCCCATGAAGATACTTTCGATTTTGCTGTTGGCGCAAAAATTGCTTTTGATAGGTTAATGAAAAATGCGGAAATGAACATTAAAGTAATATGTATTAATGATGTTCCACGTAGTGATTTTACAAAAGGCAAAATTTACACGGTTAAAAATGGGTTTCTTTATGGAAATAGCGAACGTTTTGGGGCAGATGTTTTGGAAGAAGAACCTTTTGAAAGTATCAAACAAATAAATGACATAATGAGACCTCAATTTGTTGAAGTACTACCATAGGACGGTGAGATAAAATGACACGAAAAAGATTCATAAAGCTGCTTATGAGCAAAGGGGTACAGAGGAATGATGCGGAAGCCATTGCTAGAATGGTCTGGCTGCTGAAAAGGAGTGAACAAAAATGAAAGAAATTAAATTAAGAGAGTGTCCTTGCTGTAAAGGAGGAGCGAGATTTGTGTACAGATTAGATGCTGATGCAAGGCAAGTAAGAGTGGTAGGGTGGGTGGATGAATCTCTTGATTACTGCGCAAAAGAAGAAGCGGCGAAGGTGTGGAATAAACGGCATACAGAAATCAATCAAGATAATTTCGGAGGTATAACGGCGGATGAACTCGAACGCGCTTTAGAAGAGTGTGTGAAAGAATTGGTTGCAATGAAGAACCCGGGAGAAGAGAAATATAGAGAAACCCCAAAGTGCCCCATATGCGGACACCGAGGTTACAACATCAGAGAGATAGATTCCGATGCTTTCAACACGTATGTGCTTATGGTGTGTAGAAATTGCGGTACTGAAATACGGACAGATAAAGAAAAGATAGATAAGTTTTTTCTGGAAAGACCGGTGAAAGATATTGAAAAATAACAATATATTTTTAATCCTAAGCATCATAATTTCTCTTATCTGCCTAGTAGCAACAATAACC